CTATTCTACAAACTGAATCTACGATTCAAGTTGTTTAAATTGCTCCTGATATACCAACTACGCCCCTCCGAAGAGTGTTGATACAATGCCTAGGCTGGAGACTGCTGCGAGGAACCCCCGGAGTCGCTAACTCCGGTCTAACCCTCAGGGTTGGTGTAAACACACACCGTCTTAATGCAAACATGTAAGTTTTTATACAGGTTGATATGGCTGACTACCACACTAGTACCTCTTTTCTCAATTTTATTAACTACTACTACTATTTCTTGGGTTTTTAACATTCTACTACGAATACATTGGTGGTGAAGCAACTAGAAACACAGAGATCTTGAATGCAGTGGGACCGCCGGGTGCAACAGCACGCGTAAGCGTGCCAGTGTCATCGACTGCGTCCAGATACCACGTAGCTAGCGTACGAACGCCAGCATGTTGTGTTACCCCAAACAAGGTTCCAGTGCCATCTTGTGTGTACGTACCCGCGCTACTATCCGTAGACCACACTACAAACATTCGCCCAGGGGCGTTTTGTCGTAAAGCTGTCCCGGATGTAACGTCTATCAAATTGCGATTCCCAGTCACATTTGTGTAGCCAAAAAGGTCACCGGTACCACTGAAAGTTCCTGTGTAAACAGCAACATCACTGGCATTGGGTTGGGCTCCTCTAAACTCCACAAGGTACCGCGCGAGCAGGTACCCTTTTGCTGGGTCAACGTGGATGTGAACAGCTCCTGGCGAGTACTCCCGAGGGAAACCGTCAGTACCTGTCTTCAACCATCCACTTTGTTTGGTTTGCACCGTCCCTGGCATCCACACACTTTGGACTAAATGGTCGGCAGTATTGAAATACTCCTCCGTAGATCCAAATGCTGATTCCAGGGGGTCTGCATCCCAAGCAATTCGCACTGCTCCATCCGTGACTGCCGAACAAGTCGGCACCCACTCAAAATGGAACTTGACACGCCACTCCTCGAAGCAACCAGCAAAGCTACGGATCCACAACAACGTTGTTGTATCCATTCCCAACCTAAGGTTGGCATTGCTAGGAATCGCTATCGACTCTGAGTGGCTAATCCGGATACCTTCCTTGGTACCGGTGTACACAGGCTTCATGGTCTTTACCAAGGGCGCCTTTGCCCGTTTTCGTTGCGGTTTTGCCACCGGGACCAGATGTCGTCTGATCTCTGGTCTGTTCGGAGGTAAGTTACTCATTGTAGGTTTCGTCCTACGTACTATTATTCTCGGTATGGTGGTGATTTTATGTCTGGTCCGTACCCATGCCTTTACGGCTATAGACTGCTTAAGAGAATGTTGTCATTGGTAATATCCTCCACCATAGACTCAACAAACTCAAATGTGTTATAATAATTCTCCAACGCTTCCTGTTCATCAGGTGTAATTCCCCACGCCTCAAATACTTGAACTCTAGTCCAAGCTAAGGGGGTACTATACAACTCATTCATTCCACGACTCATCAACTTCATGCCTGTGGCAAAAGTTGGGTCGTCAGTGAATTTACTGAGCCGCATACAGCCGATCCGTTGGTAACACTGGTAAAAGCTTTGAACTACTGGTACCCCACCAGTCAAACTTAAGCCCCCAGTGCCAACAGCAGTGCACCACTTCTCTCGTGTTGCCGCGTTGGCGAGGTTGTGAACTGTCAATGTGTCCTTTCTCAATGATGACACAATATTCCGCACCATGCGGCATGTGTCTCCAATTTCAATCGGATGCATTTGGCAGAATTCAATTTGGTGCAATTCATACACAGGTGCTTCCGCTACCATGCGAAATCCCATTTCTAGAAACCACTCGTCTAGTCCCAAATTGAACCTATCACGGTCCACCTCCTCCATCATAACCACGCAGTCATCCCCATTGTTCATGAGTTTGACATCAATTCCTCGTTCCTGTGCATAAGCATATACCATAGCGCACATGATGATACAATTACCTAACCCGGTATTCATATCGCCACTAAAGCGCTTACCTGTGACTGAGTACTTCAACTTTCCATCAGCACAATAGCCGGCTCCCTTGTTGTTCATCTGCCAAGATAACAACTTGCGTAGCTCAGGACATCCATGAAACACGTCCATGTAAATGCTGTGCTCCCACGCAAGGGCAGCCGGTGATACATGCATATCAAACTTGGTGGCATCAAGTCCGATTGCAACCGGGTGGGCGAAAGTGTTCCACTTTCCCCTGGCAATTCTACCAATGTCATCAACATTGAAACCTTTCATAACTGTGGGACCATCACCGAAAACATGTTTAATAGCATCATAGATGTTATGTTCACACGCTTTGATGTAGCGCCCCAACGACAGATTATAAGCCGGGTCTCGTGGTTGAATGCATCTCGGTGCCTTCTCCGGATTGACGAGTTCCATCTTCACGAATGCTATTGAGAAAGCATCACTACGTGATAGACCAAGTCGCTCAAGTTTTCGCAAAGCATTGCTATAGATTGTATGGCGCCGACCCACATACGTATCAACGGTTTGTTGATACGTTAAAGGGGTGGTGCACACCATACTCTCCAACAATCTCTCTTTGAAGGTCTTAAGCCTTCTGGTGAACAGATCCTTGTTCACCAGCGGTGGAGCTACAAAGTCGTCTCCGACTTTGCAGTAGTACATACGCGTTAACATCGCGCACTCCAGTGTGTTTATATCAGCATTATTGACCCCTAGATCCAAGTTGGGTGATAACTCCTTAATGGAGAACAACTTGCGGGTTTTGGCCACTTCCTTAGCGTGCCGGTCTACGGTGAGCCTAGGCTCCCTGAGATTACTCTCATGAGAACCACCGTAGGCCACGCCAAGGCCTCCTCAGCCCTTTTCTTCACGGTTTGCACCGCGGGAAAAAGACTTCCAAAGACGTTGCCAGTACGTCTTTGGTGATGCGTGTTCATACTCATCAACTCGGTCAGCAACAATGTTACTGGCTCTGATCTTCGCGCCTAGAATGTCGTAATTGTCGGGTATAAATACACCGGCTATCACTAGTTCAATGCTGCGTCGGACCTCAGTGGGGCGTAACCCATGCTTAACCATAATTTGATTAGCCATGCGTCGCACGGCCAACAAATTGGCTGCATTATTCTTGGGTACTCCCAGTCGATTTTTGATCACTGTCACCACAGAGTAAACATACGCCTCTTGCATATGTTTGTGGATACGACGATGGTCCTTCACTTCAATCACATCTTGACAGATGGTGAAGTTTCTTGATGGTACCTCCGCGTCTTCGAGAATTACCTCGGGAATCTGAGTCGTCTGTCCAACATCTTGTTGGGTTAGCTCCGCCACCTTCTCTTGCAGCGTTTCGACCAGTGTCAAAGGTCCATAGACCAATGCAGATTCTGTCTCAAGGACCAGATGTTGTTGTAGCAGATTATCTGCTTCCAACAACACTGCTTCCATCTCAGTGATGGGACCATAAGCAACCAAAGTGGTTACTTCTTCCACACAACTTTGTGCGGGCATCGAGATCTCCACCAACTGGACAATCTCGGGGATGGTGGAGCCGTTGTTAACGATCTCCACCGTATCAGCATCAGTTGTCACATGATGCTGCTTCGCCAAGTGTGTGTACTCGAGACATTCAGCAGATATGCTATCATGTTCAGTCAACAATTGGCGGGTGGCGGTAATGATCACCTCCTCATCCACAGTGTGGCACAGCACATACACATTTACGAAGTGGGAAACTTCAGCGTAAATGTTAATGTATGTACTTGCCTCAAAGGTAAGAGGATAAAGGATTATGGGGAGTAATCCAATAATCATGACTGCAGGGAACACCGGAGACGGGGGGGGAGAGAAAGCTTTATATCGGTATGTGGTTGGTTTTGTG